AGGCGCCACCGGCCGCATCCGTGCCTCCGAATCCGGCTCGGAACGCCCCTAGGGGGTGAAGGGGATGGCATCTTGGGGCTAGGGAATGCAGCGATGGCGCGGGGTCGCGACATGTGTAGAAGGTGTGAAAATTCCCGCCCGTCTAGTTTTTCGGGCTCCGCCACACGATTGTGATTCGGTGCTGTTGGTGGTGCGTGTTCTGTACCAAAGGCGCAGGAGTGCGGTTCCATGGGTACGGCAGATCAAGCGGTTACAAGTGGCGAGCAGACGGAAAGGCGCAGCAACGCGAGCGGAATGGCAGTCGCGCAGATGGATCTGTGGCCGGGCCTGGCTGGGGGTGGGGGGTCGGCAGGCGGCGGTCGCGCACCGGCACGGGGGGGTGGGTACCCGAACATCTGCACTGCTTCTGAAGTTCGGCGAGCGAAGCGCGCCGCTGGCGCGCCGCGCGATCCGCGGCTCGACGACCTCCGCGCCGCCCGCCTCGGCCCGGTGTGGCTGCGCGTCGCCGAGCGCATCGGCTTCGAGGCCTTCATGCAGGTCTGGCAGACGCTGTCGAGCTTCCCGGGCGTCGGCGACGACCGCAATCGCGTCTACGTCCCCTGTATCAACAAGTTCCTGGCCACCCAGCGCAACCTCCTCATGCGCGAGCTGATCGCCCAGGGCCTCAGCAGCACCCAGATCCGCCAGGAACTGATGCGCCGCCTTGGCGCCGCCCCGGCGCTCAACACCATCACCAAGGCGATCTCAAGAGTGAGGAAGGCTGTATGACGATCGGAAGCGAGGATGACTTCCGCGAACTGGACGCGCTCTACCAGGAGCACCGAGCACGGAAGGCCAAAGCCACCACGTAACACCGGAGACTGTCCATGGATGCCGTGATCTACGTCCGCGTCAGCGATGCCAAGCAGGCCGAGGCCGAGGTCAGCATCCCGGCGCAGATCGACGCCTGCCAGAAGAAGGCCGTCGAGCTGGGCGCGACGGTTCTGAAGGTCTACCGCGACGAGGGGCGCAGCGCCTTCACCGGCACGCGCCCCGAGTTCAATGCCGCCGTGGATGATGCCTGCCGCCTGGGCGTGCGCTACTTCATCTGCTGGTCGTCTTCGCGCTTTGCCCGCAACCGCATCGATGCCGCGATGGCCAAGCACCTGCTCGACAGCGCCCGCGTGCAGATCGTCTACGTGAGCACGCCGATCGACCGCGAGACCGAATCGGGCTGGGCCTTCGATGGCTTCATGGAGATCGTCGACGAGCTGTACTCGCGCCGAAACTCGGCGGACACGACGCGCAGCATGCTTGAGCTCGCCCGCGCCGGATTTTTCTGCGGCGGGACCCCTCCCCTCGGCTACCAGGCCGCACCAGCCGCCGACAATCCCAAGCGAAAGCGCCTGCGGATCAACGAGAGCGAGGCCGCCACCGTGCGCGAAATCTTCGCACTACGAGCCAAAGGCAGCGGCTCGGTGGCCATCGCCGAGATGTGCAACGCCCGCGGGATGCGCAACCGTGGCCGGAAGTGGTCACGCAGCACCGTGCTGGCCCTGCTCCGCAACGAGTGCGTCATCGGCAACACGGTCTTCGGCCGCCGGCCGAAGGGCTCCAACACGCTGCGCCCGCGCGATGAATGGATCATCGTTCGGAGCCACGATCCGATCATCGACGAAGCCACCTGGGACCTGGTGCAGTCCCTGATGGACGACGCCAAAGACGCGTGCAAGAGCGGATCGCCGCACAGCACCCACCCCTTCACCGGCATCCTGGTCTGCGGCCATTGCGGCGCCAGCCTCCAGACCACCACCGGCAAGGGACGCACCAAGCGCTACAGCTACTACCAGTGCCGCCGGGCGATGCTGAAAGAGGGCTGCACCGCCGGCCGCCTGCGCGCGGATGTCATCGACGAGCAGCTCACCGACGCCATCTTCGATCGGCTTTTCAGCCCCAAGCACCTGCGCGAGATCGCCGAAGCCCTGCGCGAGCGGCAAGGCGCATGGACACGCGACCAGGCGCAGCGGCGCCGTGACCTGGTCAGCCGCATTCGGGACCTCGAGCAGCGGCAGTCCCGGTTGTTCGACCTGCTCGAGCTGCACGGCCGTGACGCGCCTGACCTCAGCGACATGACCGAGCGCCTGCGCATGAACAAGACCGCGATCACGTCCCTGAAGCAGGAGATCGCCGCGATCGACGCCACGCCGCCGCCCTACGTGGGCGCGATCGACGAATGGGCGAAAGAGATCGGGGCCGGCATGCGCGAAGTGTTCACGACGCCAGAAGCCGCCCGGAAGGCGCGCGCCTTCTACCGCACGTTCATCACGCGGATCGAGGCGAAGGGGGAAGACTTGCAGATCCACTACGAGCCGGCCCGCCTGCTGACGCAGAACGGGCCGGTTCCCAGTACCGTAATTTGGCTCCCGGAACACGGCGTGCTGGGAACCACGACGCTACTGGTCAGGCGCGCTTCCGGCTGACCCTTCGCGACTCATCTGCCATATCTGCTCTCCTCTCTCCAAGTTGGTGGCCGCATTGCCAGCAATGCCGGCGATCACTTCTCCCTCGCCGCCTCCGCCGCCGCCTTGACCATCGCGGCCACCGTGTCCCTGACGGACTGCGGCACGCCGCGGAGGGATTCGAGGATCTCGCGTTCCCAGTCTGAGAGGTCGCTGACGGTCTCGATGCGTGGGGGCGCGGCGGCTATTTCTGGGAGGGGCTGGGGGCGCGGGAAGCGTTTGGGCTGAGTGTCGATGAGGGTCCACAGCTCCGAGAGCGCCATGTAGCCGCTGGAGAGCCGGCGCCATTTGCTGCCGTCGATGATGCGGCTTTTCGGGTTCTGGCAGGTGTCCATCACGGCCTGGGCGGTGTGCTCGCGCAAGACCTGGCCGCCGATCACCTCGCCGTGCCGGTAGATGTAGGCCTCGGCGCCCAAGGCGGCCTTTGCTGCCGGCTCGGCCAGCACAGCCACCACTTCGTCCTGGTTGTCGGCGTTGCGCAGCAGGACGCCGCCGGGCTTGCCCATTTCCTCGGCGAGCTGGCGCACCAGGTCGGCGCCCTGGGCATCGCTGGATGGGCAGTGCACCAGGTACGGCGTGCCCTGCCCCGTGAGGAGCCAGCTCAGCGAGAGCCCTTCGCTGCGGACCAGCGGGACCATCTTCTCGGGGTCGGGCAACTGGCCTTTCAGCATCCGGCCAATGGCGCCTCTCGACAGTCCGTGCGCCGCTGCCCATGGGTAGGGCTTGGCGCCGGCCAGCACGTAGTCGAGGCGGGCCAGGTAGGACGACAGATCGGCGCCTATTGACGCCATGCTCATATTCGTGCACTCTCAACAAATATGCACAGATCCGAGCAGAGCAGACCCATGCAGTCTCAAGCCGCGCAACATACACCCGATACCGAGCCCGCCCGCATCACGGTGGTGATGCCGGTGGCGCTGCGTGACCAGCTCGAGGCCCTGTCGGCGGTGGAGCACCGCACGCTGAGTGCGCAGTGCGTCTACCTGATCCGTCGCGCCCTGGCTGCTGCTGGCCAGAGCGTGAGCGAGCTGGCCGCCCATGGCCAATAGATCCGCGCTGCGCTCTCACGCCGCGGAGCTGCTCGATCCCGTGCAGCAGGCCGCGCACGAGGTGGTGCATGACTTCCGTGATCGCCGCGGCCGTCGCGGCGCGGTGGCGCTGGCGCCGCTGGTGGGGATGAACCCGGGCACGCTCACCAACAAGGTGAACCCGCTGCAGGACCAGCAGCTCACCCTCGGTGAGTCGATCCAGCTCCAGGTGGCGGCCGGGGACTTCCGCATCCTGCACGCCTACGCGGCGGTGCTGGGCCATGCAGCTTACGAGCTTCCGCACGTGGATGTGGACGACCTGGAACTGCTGGGCCGCTACGGCGAGTACCACGAGCGCATCGGCCGGCAGTCCGCGGAGATCCGCCGGGCCCTGGCAGACCGGCGCGTGTCGCCGGACGAGGTAGCGCGCATCCGCCATGCCTTTGCCGATGTGGTGAGCACCGGCCTGGCCCTCCTGGCTCGCTTCGATGCCCTCGCGCAAGACCCCTGATTCGGCGTTCCGCCCGCGCCCGCCACGCCGGATGCGCGTGACGGAGTACGTGGACGGCGCGCCCCTGCCCGCCGGGACGACAGCCCCCGGCGTGGCGGCGGAAGCGGTGCGGCTGTTCGGTGATGAGCTGCTGGCGCGGTGCCGGCGGCGCGACGAGGAGGTGTCCCGTGGCTGAGATCTACGTGGTAACCCATGCCGGGCGCCTGCCCGTGCACCCTGCCCTGCGGCGCCGTGTGCGGCTTGCGGTGGGCGATCGCATCGAGATCGGCGCGGGCCTCACGCTGGCGCTCGAGCGGCGCGAGGACGCGCTGTGCCAGGTGTGGCGGTGGAGCGACGACGAGCACGTCGGGCCCATCGAGCTGCCGGCCACGGTGGCCCGCGCCGGCATCGCGATGATCGTCTGCCGCGCCTACAGCGAGCGCCATGCGCTGCTTGAGGTGCAATTCGATGGCCAGCCGAGCGCGCTGGCCATCACCCGCGCCAGTTGATGGGGGCCGCCATGCGATGCCCCCTGTGCGGTCTTGACACCCGCGCCCGCGACGCGCACCATTTCGACGCGGCCATCTATCTGGCCGCCGGGTTTGGAAGCCCGCACCCTATAGGCGCGAAAGCGCCCATCGTCGATGCAGGCGCTTTTTTCATGCCTGCCGCTCGGCGGTGGACTGAACGTGTGTTGCTCGTCTATGGCGGGCGACGCGGGGCACCGCAAGGTGCGCCGGTTCCTATAGGCCGGTCTTCCAACCCGCGTCGTCCGTCACCCTGTTTGGAAGCGGGGCGGCGGACTCCTCAGATCTATAGGAGTGCCACCATGGATAGCGCCACACCGACCCGCAACGGGTTCGATCTCTATTCCACCCTCTGCGATCGCAAGCAGGCCCTCGACGGCCTGCTGGCCCTGCTCGACTGCGCCGGCGATGTGCAGCTCGACTACCTCACCGCTCCCCAGCTCTCGGCCCTGCTGGCGCCGGTGGCCGAGGTACTCGATGCCACCATCTGGAGCATCGAGCGCAGCCGCAGCCAGCCGGCGCCGAGCGCCCGCGAAGCCGCGGCCAGCGGCCCTTCCACCACGGAGGGCGCGCCGTGAAGAACGTCATCACCGACCGCAAGGTCTTCGAGCGCTACCTCACCGATGACGAGGTGCGGCGCCTGCTTTCGACCATCGCCGCCACGGCCGGCGAGCTGGCCCGGCGGGATCACGCCTGGGTGCGCTTGTTGCTCGCCACCGGCATCCGGGTGGGCACGCTGGCGCTGCTCACCCTCGACGACGCCCGTATCGCCATCGAGACGCACACGCTGACCATCCGCGACGAGGCAGCCAAGGGCGAGCGCGGCTATGAGATCCATGCCAGCACCAAGGCCCGCGATGCACTGCGGGACCTGCTCCGTGTACGCAAGCAGTTCGAGGCCGCCCCGAACTGTGATGCCCTGGTGCTGGCGCGCACCGGCTACGCGATGAGCGTGCGCAACTACCAGCAGCGCCTGCGCGAGTGGACCGCCAAGGCCGGCATCCGCGGCGCCAGCCCGCACTGGCTCCGCCACACCCTGGCCAAGCGCGTGATGAAGCGCAGCGAGGCCTCCGATCCGCTGGCGATCGTCCAGGTGGCCCTCGGCCACCGCCGCCGGCACACCACCACGATCTACGCGCTGCCGGACCGCGAGGACATCGAGCGCGCGATGGAGGCTGCGTCATGAGCACACGCCCGCCGATCCGCGCCAGCGCACTGTCCGGCCCGCATCGCCGGGCGGTCTGGACATACATACAGTCCACCGAGCCGGCGCTTGCCGAGCTGATCCAAAGCGATCCCGCGCAGGCACTGCGCGAGGAGTTCGACGCCACCCCGCTGT